TTCTTCAACTATACCTTCCTCTTGTACTTGACCATTTGGCCCTTGCTGCACGACCTCTTCTCCTACCTCAGTTGTCCTACCGTCAGAATTACTAATTGGCTGATACCTTTTTCTTCGCTGCTGAGTTTCTTGAGCATAAGAGGAAGCTTTGAGCTGAGGAGCGTATGTATCGCTAAACATCTTTAGAGTTGCTGGATCTCCGCCTTTAGACAAAACAGAGGAAAGAACAGTACTAAATTCTCTAGTTCCAATTGGACCTTTTTTAGCAGCTTCGCTTATCTCTTCTTCAAATAGAGACCCTGTCTTTTCTACTTTTTTCTTTTGTCCTCTTTGCTGAATAGCTGATCCAAGAATTGATCCTGTTTGTTCTATTCCTTGCCTTAGGCCAGCATCTTTATCGAATACAAGTGCACCAACCATTATTTTTTCTCCAGTTCGTGAATTTTATCGTCTAACTCCTGAACAGAATTAACAAGAACACTAATCAAAGCGTATAGATCTACATGTAATATCCCATCTTTGACTGTTGTGAGTTCTTCAGGTATATTCTCAGCGATTAAACCAATCTTATCCTTCTGGCCTCCGACCTCTTTAATGTAGTCATACTGCTTCACTTCGAACTTTTTCACATCTTTTAGGCCGATCTTCTTAAAGTCTTTAATATTTTCTTTAACCTTCTCTGATGACATTGCAGCTCCTGCCCCTACTTGTCCCAGTGCCGATAGTAAAGATCCAAGCAGCCCTTGGGATTGACCTACCATAGGTTGGAACTGCTGTTGTGTTGCAAGCCCTCCTAGACCACTAAGGGCTTTAAATTGGTTGTCCTGCTGGTTTTGGAAGAACCTTCCGTATTCCTGGCCAAGTCCAGATCCTAGACCTTCTGCGCTTCTTGCTAAAGCTTGGTTTAGAGCTGAGCTAGAACCGGCGTTAGAATCGACAAAACGTTGCTGTATTGAGGGTAGAACTTGTTCGTTAAACTGTTTCATGGTGGGATCCATTACAGATTTATTAAATACATCCTCGTATTGCTCAGATCCCGGCGGTTGCAAGAACTGGCTGTAGGCTTGACCCGCTTGTTGCCCCATCTGCTGGTTTCCCAGTATCCCGCTCAGAAACTGTTGCTGATCCGGTTGCAGGAGATCGATATTCCCCTCGTTTGACATCCCACCCATCATTGTACGGCCCATCTTTTTCCTCCGAAAATTCCATAAGTATTGATTTACTTCTTTTAAAACCATTTCTCTGGCTATGTCCAGGGTAGTTTGTAATCCAGTATACTTTGTTAAGTTTTGCTTTTATTCTAAAGTCCTTAATGAACTTTGCTAATCTTTCTACAGCTCTTCCTTTTCCCCAATACTCTTTGTCCATAGAGAATGTCTGTATGCATATATCCTTACTTAGCGAATCTATACTAAACCAAACAAACCCCTTAGTGATATTCTCGTCATTAGCAAGAACATATAGATGATTGAGAGGATTTAATCCGGGTCCGTCCGATGTCATTCGAATACAACTTCCTTCTTGGAATTTGTAGAAATCTTCAGTTGTAAAATCTCTATCTCTTACCTGCTCTACAAGATACTTAGGTATATGTACGGGAGTATAAATCCTTACAAATCTTAGGTCTTCAACCTCTTTATGCTCTTTCATTAGCCTGCCCTATGTATCGAATGTGGTAAATTAGCTGTCCACTTGCTACTACTGCTTGATTTGCTGTAGTAAATCCACTACCACTATTCCAAAATTCGCCTCTAAACGTGTTAGAGATTGCGTTAACTTCTATGTTTGTTCCCCCAGTATACGTTATTGCTGAAGATTGCACTACCCCAACAAATGGTTTGTCGTTTGAAAGTGCTACCTTATATGGTAGCTCCACATATAGATTACCTGCGGCCGTTCCAGCTGATGACCATGCTACATCACCCCATACGTCAGTCGTTAAACCTTGCCTTAAGGACCATCCAGACTGATTAGTATATGTAAATGTACCTGATGCAGAAGAACCTTGAAGAACAGGGGTCCAAAGCTGTCTGCCTACACCAAAATCTGACCTAATGTCACCATTTATACCTTGGGCGAGCTGTTCATACATTTGCTGCAAAGATAGATTAAGATCTCGTAAATATGACTCCATATCCTCGGGTCTACCACTTTGTATTTGCTCTATCCTTAAAGGTAGTATGATATTTGTTGGAAGCGTCAATTTATAAGTCTCCCACCTCGAGGTTTGAAGAAAGGCTGGAAAGCTTCTATTTTCAAGGGTGAGTTTGTGCCTGAACTTGAAATTTTCATTCTATGTTGAAAACCTATGCCACCCGCTAGTATCCTCTTCCATGACTTCGTTCTGTAGAACTCTTTCTCTACTACCTGGCCTCCAGTTGTGAACGTTGTAAAAGCTGTACTGTCTACATCGTCAAGCGAGAAGTTATTCGCATCTACTACTGTCACTGTATAGCCGTCATCAATCTCCACCATTCCCTGAACTCCGTAAATGTAGATTACATCACCTGTTGTCAGACCGTGTTCATTGGCTGTTACCTGAGCGGGATTGGCTTGGGTAATATTAGATACCTCTGAAATAAACCCTAGGGGAGGCAAAATGTCTGTCATCCTCGTTACATAGGGGGAAATCTCAGTGTTCTTGAAAAATTCTACTGTCAGTTGAGTTTTCTTCTCTACTTCTAGGTAAATGTCTATGTAGTTTAGTTGGGCTTCCTTCCCCTGAGATTGGAAAGGATTCCACGAATTAGTGAGTAGATCACATGAAATATCTGTCCCATTGTCATTACCTTCTGTTTGTAAGGTGTAAATGATGCCAGCAATATCACCACCTAAAAAAGCATCTGCGTTTTCTTGCCAAAAGAAAGACTGCAAGGTTTCTGTATCCATTTCTGTTATTGATACATCAAGATCGTTTCCAGCAATAAAGTCGTCTAATCCATAATCTTCCGTGAAATTTCCATATCCTAAACAGTTCATCTCAATTTGGTATTCTGAAAAAGCTTTTGAATCGTCATCAAAAATGAGAGCTTTAGAATTTTCTGCATCTGTATTATTTGGAAAAAGTGTCCACCATCTCTTTGCATCATAGTCCCTTGCGCAGAAAACCTTTTTAAACTCAGAAACATTAATCTCGTCGCTTGTAAAGTTTTGAATCCTATCGTCAATTCGTCTTGTTTCAACTCCATCGGTAGCAGTTATCCCCCGAACTCCAAGAGCGACTACATATCTGTCATATTCAACTGTTGCCATCTTTCCATCGCATGCTCGAAAGTCATTTATCTTATCCCATCTGAAAGGCAAAGAAGGGTCCGGTACAGGTCGAAGGGTCCAAACTGAATTTGTAAAGAATACGATAATCGAATCCTGCAGAGGACGAGCGGATATAATGTGTTCTCCAGTAGGAGCGTCTACAAATCCACCGCCACCAGGTACCAGGTCATCCCAGTTGCTAGGGCCCTGCGCTTGGCACCAACGTGCTCTCTGTGGGAAATTGGATGTTGTAGCCGTTGCGCTGTCATTTTCATATATGTTAAGACATACTAGTCGTTGCTTTATAGCAAACATCAAATCACAACCGTATAGAGTGCGTGTTCCTCCAAGAGCTGGGTTGAAACTTGTAGTAGAGTTTGTGGATACGCTAGAATCATAATATCTAATTCCATCGAGTGAAACTCCATCCCATGCCTTTCCATTTGAAAAATACATCCGGTTTGTAGAGTTAGAGTGTTGCCAATTTTCTGTCCAAATGTAATCGCTGTCTGATCCGCTCATGACACTATTAGCATCTAAAGGATCGAACCTATCACTTGTACCGTTGTAAATCGCTGCATTGGTAGTGTCAAATGCGAGTGTTTGTGTAGTTCCATCTGGGGAATAGTATTTATCTATTCCCATGATTCTATCGGCTGTGAAAAGGTTTGCAACACCACCACTTGTATATGTGGAGAATCCACTACTATCAACGCTGCTAAGTGAAAAGCCAGTAGAGGAAGCACTGGCAACAGTGTAAACATTCCCATTCACCTCTACCATTCCTCCTACATTCGTAATTATAACCTGGTCACCATTACTAAAATTGTTAGAGGCTGTAACGACGGCTGGATTTGCATTTGAGATACCACTTATTGTTCCTGCCGGGTAAACACATATTCCACCGCCAGATCCATAAGCCGTGAAGCCTGTAGTATTAGTTCCTGATAGCTCTAGGGTGTTTACTGTAATATTAGCCGCGGTATAGGTGTTTCCATTTAGTTCAACCATACCGTTTACATTCGAAATAAGCACTGTTTGACCATTGGCTATTCCATGAGCCGTGGAGGTGACAACTCCTGGATTTGCTTGGGTGACTCCAGTTATTAATGTA